CTATGAGAGCTAGGCAAAAAATGGCTTCTACCCCTCAAGATTCAATACCTGCGGCATTAGTTGAGTCTTATTTTGAACAAGCTCCTGAAAAAGAAAAAGGCGGTTTCCTTAAAAAACTTTTAGGTATGCAGGATGGCGGTGCAGTTCAAGATGATGCTCAAGTTCAAGCTATGATGCAGCAACAAGCTATGATGCAGCAAGAGCAGCCTAGTCCGTTTGTACCATTTGACCAAAGACCTCCAAGCTCTGGCGATACGATGTCATCAATACCAATGGGTATGCAGCAAGGTGATTATATGAAATCGTTAAGGGGTGAGTTAGAAATGGAAAACGAAGAGTTAACTAGGGATAAAATGCAAAACTTTTTAGAAAGATTAAGATTAGATTCTTTATCAGAAAAACTAAGACTGGATTCTTCATCCGAAAGAATAGAAAGAAGTCCTCAAGACTCTATGTATTATAGAAATACACCACAGCAAGACTATTTTATGAATAAGTACAGAGAAGAAATGATAAATCCTAATTACTTTCCAGAAGGTAATTAATGGATCAAGACCCTCGAGCATTACAAAACGAAGAGTTATATCGCCAATGGCGTGACGCTCGTTCTGAGTGGGACACTGAAGCTAGAAAAGATATAGACTTTTATCTTGGTAATCATTTTACTGCGGAAGAGTCAGATGAGTTATCTCAACGCAATCAAGCGGATATACCTATGGATAGGGTATCGGCTGCAATAGAAAAATTTAAAGCAGTATTAACATCTAGACCACCAGCATTTACAATAACTCCTAGAGAAGATTCCGATGTGCAAGTAGCTACATTATGGAGAACTATCATGGGTTATGTTTGGCAAAAATCAGATGGTGACTGGCAAATGAAACAAGCGATACAAGATTATGCTACTACTGGTATGGGTTATCTATATGCTTACATTGATAGAGAATCAGATTTCGGTAGAGGTGATGTCAAGTTTACTTACCTCGACCCTTTTAGGGTATACGCATCTCCAAGCTCAAGAGATCGTTGGTTCGGTGATTCGGATGGTCTTATCCTTTCTACCATTCTTACCGGTGAACAAGTCGTCAACCTCTACCCTGAATTAAATGATACAGTAGATCCAAATACTGGTGAAGAGATACCGGGTATTATTCGTGATATATCTGGGTTTACTTACGACGACGAAGATTATCCATCTTCACAAAATACAAACTCAATGAATGTGTTTACACCAGCGGAAGTAAAAGATAAAGATTATTTTCAAGTAAAGAAGTATCAAATATTAGAACGCTTTTATAAAATAAAAGTTCCTTTTTATCGTATTATTAATATGCAAAATCAAGAAGAGGAGATACTCTCTCAAGAAGAATACGCTAAGATGATGAGTGAAAATGCAGAAGCATTTGAAATAGGTGCTTACACAGCAATCGAGGTTTTACAAACAAGAATAAAAGTATGTGCTACGTTAGGTGAAATTGTTTTATATGAACAAGTTTTAAATACAGATGAATATCCTATAGTCCCGCTACCGAATATTTGGACAGGTACTCCTTACCCCAAAAGCGATATATCTAGAGCTAGACCAATGCAGAGATTGTTAAACAAGCTATGGTCTTTAGCCCTTTCACATGCCCAAGCGTCAGCGGGACTTAAGTTATTAGTACCATTAGGTAGTGTAGATGATATTGACCAATTAGAAAAAGACTGGGCTAATCCAAATGCGGTAATCGAAGTTGATTCATCACAAGGTGAACCACATTATCCATCTCCTCAACCATTAGCTGGAGAGTTCTACAGATTAATACAGCAGTCGGAATTTTATATAGATTTTATTTTTGGATTACCAGAGATGATGCATGGCTTTGCAGATAAAGCTCCAGAGACACATAAAGCAACGGAAAGAATGATTGCTTTAGGAAGTGAAAGACCTAAATCTAAATTAAGAGATGTTGAATTTAGTATTAACAAACTTGGTAAAGTTCTTTATAATTTATCAAAGGGTCATTACACGTATAAAAAGATTTTCAGATTAGCACAACCTAACAATAATATTACTGAAGTTATGGCTAACTTTTATACAGATGTTAGCGGTGCAATTTTAGATTTAAAGAAAGATAGACACATTTTAGATCAACATGATATTAGAATTGAATCAGGTTCTACTATGCCTTCTAGTAAATATGCAGAACTTGCTGTATATCTTGAGGCATTCCAGATGGGTATCGTGGATCGTTATGAGGTTCTTAAGAAGAATCCAGAAATATTTGACAAGGAAGGTATTATGCGTAGGACTGAAGAGAAGCAATTAATGCAGCAGCAAATGCAAGCTATGTCAGAACAAATAAAGAATTTGCAAGGTGACTTGCAGACAGCCCAAAGAGAGTCTGTCAGCGATAGAAAAAGAGTTGAAGTCGAAAAGTTTAAATCTAGACTTAGCGAAGTCAATTCTGAATCTAAAGCAGATAGAAGGGTAACACGTAGTAAACTAGAAAACGAGGTGAAGCTCGAGGTGGAGAAATTGGCAAGCAATCTGAAAGATGTTCAGAGAGAAGCCAGTTCCACTCCAAAAGCCTAAGAGACATCTAAGGAGAGTATATGTCTACATTAGAACAACAGGAAGCAAGTATCGAAAGCGGAATACAAGGTGGTAATGAATCATTCGTGGAAGATATCGTCAATGAACAGTCTATCTCACAAGAGGTAGATGCAAATCAACAGGAGTTTCAAGAACAAGCCCCTGCTGTAGATTATGAAGCAGAGTCAAAAAAGTTTCAGTCTATGTATGATCGGTCACAAGCCGAAAATTCTAAACTGCAACAAGGTGCTCAATTACTTCAACTACTAGAGCAGCGACCTGATCTTGTAAGAACTCTTGAAAACGGTATAGCTAATCCACAAGGTCAAAACCAGAGCACTCAAGAAGTAGCTCCCGCAGTAGATGACTTTAATCCTTGGGAAGCCTATGATGATAAAACTGACTCAGGTAAATTTGTTGATCAAAAAATCACAAGTAAAGTTGATCGGTTAGTATCTGAAAGGTTAGCCCAGCAACAGCAACAGATGCAGGCTGAAATGCAACTGCAAAATACAGTTGGTGAGTTACGCAGAAGTTATAAGATGTCAGATAATGACATTCAAGACTTTATGCAGTTCACTACTAAACCAAAAGAGCAAGTAGGTTTAAATAACCTAGTAAAACTCTGGCAGATGCAAAACGGTAATTCTGTTGCTAATAACGATACAATGGAAGCGGTAAACGCAGCAAAACAAGCACCTAGAACTGCTGGTGTCTTACAAGGACAAGCTCCACAATCCCCTAGGACGGATTCGGATAAAGTCTTTGAAAGTATCATGGGAACAGGTGCTGGAGCAGCTTTACCATAATAATAACAACACATACTAAGAGGTATATAAATGGCAATATCATATAATACTGGATCTTTAAAGTCCAGCGATATTACTGCTCAAACTTCTGATGCAGGTGTAGGACAGAGACCCGACGCAAGACGGATTTTTAATTTTGGCGACAGAGTTGCCGAATTAACTCCGGAAGAATCACCATTCTTCGTTTACTTGAATAAAGTCGCTAAAGCTCCTACCGACGACCCAGTGTTCCGTTACTTGGAAAACAGAAATAAAATCAGTTTTTCAGATCGTTCTTTTCTGATTAAAGGTGCAGTCGGTACTGTTGCCGCAGGTTCTTCGTATTCATTTACTGTAGATACTGCTGGTGCAGGGGCTGTTGAATATTTAGTTAAAGGAATGGTTTTCTCTGTAGGTACAGTTGATACTACAGCGGGATATGGTCAGGCATTAGTAAGAGTAGACGGTTCAATTTCACATGGTGCAAGTGATTCATCTTTTACTGGTAAAGTAATTGATGTATCGGCTGTTACAGGGAGTAATAGCATTGCAAATGATGATGTAGCACAAATCATTGGTACTTCATTTGAAGAAGGTTCTGGTTCTCCAGATGTTTGGTCAAGTGAATTAGAAGATGGTTTTGGGTACACTCAGATCTTTAAAACAGCTGCTGAAATGACAAATACAGCATACGCTACACGTTATAGGGGTTACCCTGATGAGTGGAGTCGTATCTGGGCGTCAAAGCTTCGTGAGCATAAAGTTGACATTGAAAGAGCTATGCTCTTCGGTCAAAAAGCTCGTGTAGGCGGCATTCAGTACACTGAAGGTCTAGTAGGACACATTCTAAAGAATGCAAGCCCTATTGTAAATGATGATCCTTTCAGTTATTCTTCTGGAAGTGCTTATCATAGAAGTGTAGCACAGTCTGAGATGACTTACGACAGATTACTTAGTGATCTTGAAGTAATTTTTGATCCGGCTCGTGGTGGTGCTTCTGACAAGCTAGTTCTATGCTCATTACCAGTAATTACATTCTTTAATAAATTAGGTGCAGGGGCTTTCTTAAATCAGTCTATGCAGTCTGGTTCTTCAACGGATGTTAATACTGGTGCGTCTCTTGCTCGTTATAACATGTCTGAAAGACAAGGTGCTTTTGGTCATAGTATAACAGTGATTGATACAATTCATGGTAGACTAAACCTAGTTAAAGAGCCTCTATTTAGAGGTCAAGCTTCTGGTTTCATGCTAATGGCTGATATGAGTCAACTAGCTTACAGACCTTTAATTGGTAATAGTATTAATCGTGACACACAAGTAATGACTAACGTACAGTCTGCTGATGAAGATCTTAGAAAAGATATGATCTTAACTGAAGCAGGTCTAGAAGTTACTTTAGCTGAGTCTCACGCATTATATAACCTAGAGGGAGTCTAAGATGAAAACAGATGTATTGAACGCTAGTAGCGGATCTTATGGGGATTTTAATAGTCCTCTTTACGATAAAGATGTCGCTTTTTCTTCAGGCAGATGGCAGGATTTAGTTGCGAGAGGTCATATAACTTCTCTAGCAGTTTCTGATGCCGTTGTTGATGCTGGCATTTCACTTTTGACGAACCATGAATATGTTTCGTCATGGACTTCTGATGCTACTTCTGCTATAGCTTTACCAGCAGCAGTACCGGGTGCTTTTATAGCATGGGTAAATGTCGCAGACGCTGATGCAGCTAATGCTATGACAATTAGTGCTGTCAGTGGTGACGTTTTTGAACCTTATCAAGAGGTTCACATCGGAACTGGAATACCTGCACAGCAAGACTCGTCTGTTGCTACAGATGATATTCTTACAATAACTCCAGCCGCTACAAATGGTGGATGGGGTCAAATAGGTAGTTCTTACATGCTCTACTGTAAGAATGCTGGCAAATGGTTAGTTAAAGTCAATGGAGTGTTAAAAGGTACTGGTGCAGCAGGCACTATTGCTTTTAGTTCTTAATCCGAATACATAAGGATAACAGTTTATAGTACTGTGGGGAAGTTCAATAAAAGTTCTTCCCCAAAACTATAAAAGGAAAAACTATGAAAAAGAAATGTATACACTGTAACCATCCTAATAACGAAGGGTGGTTCTATTGTAAAGAGTGTGGTAAAAAAGCTTCGAAAAGTAAGTTTACCACTAATATGTATATGATGTCTGCTATGGGTAAAAGAACAGATGTAGAAATGTCTGTGCAGGGTATTGATCAGAATGTAAATGAAATGAAAAAGAGGATGCATGGCAACTAAAAAATCTGTACAAGTAAAAGGTGTCCCTATGTCTGGTTTAAATCAGAGACAAATAGGAGCAATGAAGAAACATTCTAAACATCACACAGCTAAACACATTAGAGGTATGGCTAATATGATGAGAAACGGTATGACATTTAAACAGTCACACGTAGCAGCAATGAAAAAGATCGGTAAGTAATGGCAACATTTCAAGTTCAAGTAACAGGACTTACTGGAATTACTATTTCTAGTAGTGGTACAAGTCCAACAGAAGCACAATTAACACAGTTTTTAACAGACGGTGCTAAGGAAGTTTTAAATTCAATGCCAAGATCAAGGCAAGAGATGTTTACGACTTCGAACACATTAAATGGAAGTACAACAACTTTAACATTATTAGGTTCTGAGGTGTTTAGTGTTACTAGAGCTGATGGAACTATTAATCAGCCTTGCAGGAAAATACCAGCTAAATTAAGTGGTAGGGCTTTAGATTCAAGCGATATGATAGCTGTATCAGTTACAGATCCTGCTTACTATATAGAAAACAATATTTTAAAAATTATACCAACACCGACAAATGATAATGATGCACATGTAGAAACACTAGCGTATCCAGTAGTGGCTTATAGTGAGTCTACTGTAGCAAAGTTTCCAGATGATGGCGAATATTTAATTCCTTTATATGCTTCTATAAAATCATTGCAAAATAAAATGAGTAGTAAGTTTGCAGAGTTACCAACAGATGTTACTTTTATTTCATTACCAGTTGCTCCAGTTGCTCCTGTTTTAATTTCAAATCAAATAGGAACTTTACCTACAGCTCCAGTTTATACCGGTCTAAGTATAGCTCCATCATTTAGCACCGTTGATACTTTTATATCTACAGATGAAGATGTTGAACTAGCTAGTGTAAAAATTCAAGAAATAAATTCTCAAATAAATGAATATCAAGCAAGTATGCAGAATCAAATAAATTTATTTAACGATGCAAATATTGAGTATCAAGCAGAGGTAAGCAAATTAACAGAGAATGCTAGGTTGTCATCTCAAGATGATGTTCAATCTTTACAAAAATACTCTAATGAGTTAAGTTCATACAGTACAAAAGTTCAAATATATCAAGCAGATGCAAGTACAAAAATTCAAAATTATAATGCTAAAATTCAAAAAC